TACCAAAAACCGTTTTTGTCTTCTGCTGGAAAAACTGCGGAAGAGATTTTCGATTACATCAAGGCTATGGTTATTTCCTCTAACCCGGATCTCGACGCTCTATATCGGTGTTCACCAAAAGTGATTGAAGAGATTCAAGAATATATTGATTCTAGTCAATCAGCTACAACTTTTGGTAGTATGCCTGAGCGTCGAGGTCCGGGAGAGGTGATCACAGCAGAACTAATTTATTTTTGGATGGTTTCGTTTAATATTCCTTTTGAAGTTGAACGTTGGCACCTTAATAGATTATTCGCGTTGATTCGAATTTGTAACATTAAGAATTCAAAACCTCGTAAAATGTCTCGTAACGAAATGGCGCAAAGAAACGCAGAGCTTAATGCAAGACGTAAAGCAGAATTAGGAACGTCTGGATGAAAGGAGAATGATGGCTACTCTTGTCTGGGACGAAGTTGGTTCTAGAGTTTATGAAGCAGGTGTAGATCGAGGCGTTCTATATTTGTCAGATGGTTCTGGGGTTCCTTGGAATGGCTTAACCGCTGTTACAGAAGCAAATACGAACGAATCTTCTTCTGTTTATTATGATGGTATGAAAATTAACGATTTAGTTGTTGTTGGTGATTTTTCTGGAACGATTAGTGCTATTACATATCCTGATGAATTCCTTGATTTTGAAGGATTAGCATTAGCAAGACCTGGCGTTTTGTATACTAATCAAAAACCAAAAGTTTTTAATCTTTGTTATCGCACAAAGGTTGGTAATGATGTAGATGGTTTAGATGCTGGGTATAAAATTCATATTCTTTATAATGTTATTGCTATTCCTAGTGATAAATCTTATGCTACATTAGACAATGATTCCAATCCTTCTGAATTTGAATGGAACATTACTGCCACACCAGAAGAGATTACAGGGTTTCGTCCGACAGCACATTTTATTTTCGATTCAAGATCACTTGATCCAATTCTTTTAGAAGACATTGAACGTATGTTATACGGAACTGAAACCGAAGATGCCGAACTTATGACGTTATCTGAGTTGGTGGCTTTTATTGATGGTTGGTATATTATTGAAATTGTAGATAACGAAGATGGAACATGGACTGCAAATTCATATCATGACGAGTATATTACTGTCGATATTGATGGTTCGTTTGAAATCACGCATTCTAATGCGGTATATTCGGATTCAGATACATACGATATTTCGGACACTCTTGATAGTTCCGACATTACGTAATAAGGAGAAACATGGGTACAGTAACCGGTCTTACCGCAGAAAGAATTTTAGAAATTTTAGATGGAACAGTTGAATCTGCGGCCGTTGTTGGTGGGCATTTAATTCTTACTCTACACGACGCCACAGAAATTGATGCTGGAAGTGTTATTGGTCCTACTGGCGCTACTGGCGCTACTGGCGCAACGGGTCCTACTTTTAATGGCGGAACGGTTACAAATGATATTGTTGTTGATAAAGGGACCGCCGTTGTTCGACTTGGAGGATCTGCAGCTCAAGGCTGGGTTACCTTAGAAAAAGAAGGTTCGTCAAGTCCTGGTGATAGCATTGGTGTTTTAGCTTTTTATGGAGAAAATAGTGCTTCTACTAGAAAACTGTATGGGTATGTAGAAGTAGCAGCCGTTGATAATACTAATGGATCTGAAGATGGTCGTTACACATTTAATACACAAAGGGGCGGAGTAGATACCGAAAGTTTTAAAGTTGAATCTGGACGACCTTATTTATCGCAAAATGAATTATTAAATAGTGATGGAACTCGTAAAGTTATATGGGGAGCGGGTCCGCCCGAAGGTGTTGCTACATCAAGTATTGGTGGTTTTTATTTAGATACAACTAATGGTTATAGTTATGAAAAACGTACAGGTACTGGTAATACCGGTTGGGTTAGAGTATCAAGTAACTTTGGTCGTGCTCGTGGAACGCGTATTACTTCCGATCTGTCAATCGCAAATGCATCATCAACTTTCGTTGATTTCAATGGTGAATCTTTTGATACGGGTACAATCCATGATACAGGAACAAATCCTCATCGTTTTGTAGCTCCTACCGGTGCGACTTATGTACGAATGGACGGACAAGTAACGTGGGCTGGAGCAGGAGCAAATACAACACGCCAACTTGATATTTACACTGATGCTGCTGTGTATGCTAGTTTGGTAGATTATACTACACATGCTCAACAATTCTCTCAACCTTTTAATATTCTGATGCCAATTACTGCTGGTAACTGGTGTGCTGTAGCAGGATATCAGAATACGGGTAGTGCTTTAAATGTTAAGCTTGGAGCAACGCTTACTTTCTGTACGGTGGAATTCTCTTAAGTATCGAAGGGATATTTATGATTGGAGTTTCTGTAAGAGGTGATTCCAAAAAGACATCCGATGCTCTTCGACGTATGAGTAAGCAAAACATATTTGCAGATCTTAATCGATATGGTGCTTTAGGCGTAGAAGCACTTTCTAAAGCAACGCCAGTCGATTCTAGTATTACTGCTCAAAGCTGGAAATATCGAGTTGTACAAGAACGAAACGGACCTAGAGTTGAATGGTACAATACTCACGTTGTAGACGGTGTAAATGTGGCTGTTCTTATTCAGTATGGTCATGCTACTCGTGGTGGAACTTATATTTCAGGTAGAGATTACATCAATCCCGCTATTCAACCGTTATTTGATCAATTCGTTGCAGAGATCTGGAAGAAGGTGAAAACATGAGTGGTGTTGACGATCGTATTGTCTCAATGAAGTTTGATAATGCTGAGTTCGAACGAAAGATGAGCGGTACACTTTCAAGTCTCGATAAACTTCAAAGTAGTCTCAATAGTACTGGTAAAACTCATGGTTTTCAAGACATTACTGCCGCCGCAAATAGCGTAAATCTTTCTCATCTCACCGGCGTTATTGATGGTATTGGTACTAAGTTTAACGCGATGGGCGCAGTTGCTTTCGCTGCTCTTGATAGAATCACAAACAAAGCTCTCGCCGCTGGTCAAAAGTTTGTTGGGGCGTTTACTTTTGAGCCAATTAAGGCTGGTTTTCAAGAGTTCGAAACAAACATGAACTCTATTCAAACCATTCTTGCAAACACCAGTAGTAAAGGTACTACCCTTGATGACGTTAACGTCGCTCTTGATCAGTTAAACCAATATTCCGATAAGACCATCTATAACTTCTCTCAGATGGCTCGAAACATTGGCACATTCACGGCGGCAGGTATTGATCTAGACACCTCTGTGTCCGCCATCAAGGGTATCGCAAACTTAGCTGCAGTGTCCGGCTCAAACGCCGAGCAAGCCTCTACGGCGATGTACCAGCTGTCTCAGGCCCTTGCAGCAGGATCAGTCAAGCTGATGGACTGGAACTCGGTTGTAAACGCCGGTATGGGTGGCGAAGTCTTCCAGAAAGCGTTGTTTGAAACCGGTAAGAAGATGAAAACTATCGCCGGCGTTCCTATGGGAATGTCTTTTGAGCAGTGGAAAGAATCTGGCGAAAGCTTTCGTCTTACGCTTGAGCAGGGATGGCTCACAGCAGACGTTCTTACCGAAACACTTAATACCTTCACAGGCGATCTCAGTCTGGCCCAGGTTATCTCCATGGGTTATACTCGAGCACAGGCCGAAGAGATTGTTAAGATGGGTAAGATGGCTAATGCAGCCGCCACAGAAGTTAAAACCCTTACTCAGTTACTCGGAACAGTCAAAGAAGCTGTCGGATCTGGTTGGTCTGCGTCATTCCGTTTGATTATTGGTGACTTCAACGAATCAAAAGCGTTGTTCACCGCGATTAACAACGGAATTGGCAAAATGGTAGGTGCTTCTGCTGATGCTAGAAATAATCTTCTTAATCAGTGGAAATTTATGGGCGGACGTAACGCATTACTTGAAGGAATGGCTCACGCCGTTGAAGCGTTAAGTAAAGTTATGATGCCCATCAAGGACGCGTTTAGAGATTTCTTCCCAAAGATGACAGCAAGTCGTTTACTTGATATTACTGAAGCCTTTACAAGATTTATGGATAAATTAGTTCCTAGTTATGATACGATGGTTAAGATTCATAAAATCTTTTCAGGTATTTTTGCTGCACTCGATATTGGTGTTGAAATTGTTAAGGGAATTGTTGGAGTTATCGGCGATCTTATTGGAAATCTCGGTGGTGTTAGCGGTGGAGCTAGTGACGCAGCAGTAAGTTTTGCTGATTGGATCGTTTCTATTCATAAAGTACTTGTTGATGGGAAAGCTATTCAGGCTTTCTTTGAACGTGTATCTAATGCCATTCAACATCCAATCAAATTTCTTGAACGATTCGTTCATCATTTGAGTTTAATTGACGGTGTCCCCGGTGCCGGCAAGGTTGAATCGGCCTTTGATCGCATTAGTAGTCGACTTTCTGGTATCGCTGGATTCGCGCATAGTGTTGGTGAAGCTTGGCAAAAAATGGGCGATAGACTTTCTGGTGTACTAGGTGTTCTTGATAAAGTATGGAACGCTATCGCCGATTGGTTTAAAAATCTTGGTAAACATATTGCCGGTGTGCTTCGGCCTGGAGATTTTGATTCTGCTGTAGATATTGTCAACGTTGGACTTCTTGGCGGAATCGCTATCATGTTTAAGAAGTTTACGCAAGATGGTTTCGCGGGTATATTTGGTAAGGATCTTGTTAAATCTATTACTGGTGCGTTTGGCCAGTTAACAAATACTTTGAAGTCCATGCAAGCAAAGGTCAAAGCAGAAACGTTATTCAAGATTGCCGAATCTGTTGGTATTCTTACCATTTCTATGGTTGCTTTATCGATGATCGATTCGGCAGCGCTTACTAAAGCACTTACTGCTATGGCTGTAGGTTTTGGTGAACTTGTCGCCACAATGAAAGCAATGGATAAGTTTGGTGGAAGTGGTGCTAAAACCGCGGCTCTTGCTTCATCTATGATTTTGATGGCTTCTGCTATGGCTATTCTTTCAATTGCGGTTAAAAATCTTTCAACTCTAAGCACATCGGAGCTTGCAAAAGGACTTACCGGCGTTGGTGTATCTATGAACGTTATGGTTCAGTCTATGAATTTAATGACTGCTGATAAAAGCGGAATGATTAGAGCCGGTATTGCTATGATTGCTATTGCTGTTGCACTTAATGTTCTGGCTTTAGCAGTTAAATCTTTTGCTGAGATGTCATATTCTGAGATGCTTAAGGGTCTTGTCGGCGTGGCCGGCGGTCTTACCGTTGTTACTATTGCAATGAACTCAATGCCTCCCAGCTCTGTTCTTGGTGGTCTCGGTTTCATTGCGGTCGCCGTTGGTTTGAACATTCTTGCTTTAGCACTCAAATCTTTCGCTGAGATGTCTTGGTCTGAAATGGGCAAGGGTCTTCTTGGTATTGCGGCTGGCTTATTTATTGTTGTTGGGGCGATGAACGGTATGCCTGTTACGGCGCCTATCACTGCTGCTGGAGTTCTTATTTTAAGTGCTGCTTTAGTTGTTATGGCTGAGGCCGTAAAAATTATGGGTAATATTAAATTTGGAGATATGGTTAAGGGTATCGGCGGTCTTGCCGCGATGCTGGCCATTCTTGTTCTCGCGACAAACTCAATGAATGGTGCTCTTCCGGGCGCGGCTGCAATGGTTGTTGTTTCAGGAGCACTTCTTATTCTTACACATGTTCTTTTAGAATTGTCTAAATTAAGTCTTGAGGAGCTTCTTATTGGTTTGGCTGGAATGGCCGGAGTATTTTTAGTTATTGGTGCTGCTGCAGTTATTCTTAATCCTATTATTCCTCTTATCTTGGCATTAGGTGTGGCGCTTGGTGTTGTTGGTTTGGCTTTCGTATTCTTTGGTGTTGGGGCTATGTTAGTCTCAAAGGCTTGGGAAGTCATGGCCAAAGCGGGTAAAGTTGGTGTTCAAGTATTTCTTGATTGTCTTAAGATGATCATTGATGCTGTGCCCGAACTTGTAAGCAGCATTGCTAATGCGCTTGTGCAATTTGCTACTGAAATTATTAATGCTATGGATCTTCTGTTACGAGTTGCGGTTGTGTTTATTTCAGACCTTCTTGATTCCATTGTTACATTAGCGCCCAAGATCGCAAAAACAATTGTAACTGTCATCAATGAGGGTCTTAAGGCGTTGCAAAAGTTATTCCCACAATTTGTGAAAACCGGAATTACGCTTTTCATGTCTTTACTTAAAGGCCTTCGTGATAATATTGGTGAGATTACTACTTTAGCAGCAGAAATTGTTACTGGATTTCTTGACGCTTTGTCTGAAAAGGTTCCGGAAATTGTTGATTCTGCCTATAATCTTATATTTACTGTTCTTACAGAGGTTGCTGAAAAGATTGGATCTGGAGCACCTAGACTATATGTTGCTATTGGTAGAGCGTTAATCGACGGTCTTCTTAGTGGTTTAAGAGACGCCTTTCCTAATCTTTATAGGTGGTTTAGGGATCTTCCTGGCAATATTCTTAATATCGTAAAATCGCTTTTCGGAATTAAATCTCCGTCTTCAAAATTTGCAGAAATTGGCGGAAATATTATAACCGGGTTATATAACGGTCTTGTTAATACGATTAGTAAAGTCACGACTTGGTTTACAGAACTCCCAGGCAAGATCATTGGTTGGGTCGGTAATGTTCTTGGAACGTTAAAGAACAAAGGTATCGATCTTATCAGTGGTCTTCTTTCTGGTATTGGCCAAAAAGCACTCGACGTTGCGGCATGGTATATTGGTCTTCCTGGTAAGATTTTAGGTTGGATTGGTAACCTTATTAGTACTCTTAAAACTAAGGGTATTAATCTTATTGGTGGTCTTCTTCAAGGTATTGTTGAAAAGGCCATTGACGTTGCTGATTGGTTTAGAGGACTTCCTGAGCGAATCAAAAATAGTATTGGTGGTCTTTTAACAACCTTAAAGCAGCTCGGTAAAGATTTGATGCAAGGTCTTTGGGATGGCATTAAAGACACGTGGCATAGCATTACTGGTTGGTTTACTGATTCAAGTATACATCTTCCTACTAAAGGTATAACAGACTCTGTCAAAAAGATGGCAGAGAAAGTAAAAGTTCTAGATAACATGCAACCAACAATTACTCCAGTAGTTGATATGTCTAACGTTGATGCCGCTCGTAGGCACATTGACGACGCTTTTTACCGTCCAAATAAACCAGACACCAGAGACGTTGTCGGGCGTAAGAATCCAGCCAAAAATCAACTTCCTGCGTGGGTTCAAACCTATGCAGACATTTGGTCTGGTAAAACGCCAATGAACCGAGATACTATCGCTTGGGCCGATGCGTCTCAACGTAATGCTCAAGCAGCTGCAGCAAATCATCGTACCGAATCGATACATGAATCAGTTCATAGAACTCCTAATTCTATTCTGTTTACTCAGATTAATAACTCTCCTCGAGCTCTTAATGCTGCTGAAATTTATCGTAATACGAGAAGTCAAATTGCGAGACAACGAGAAAAATGGTTTGATGCAACTGCTCATAACGCTGGTTATTGATGTCCGTTTTCGTACTTTAAATTAGAATCGTCAAAATGGGAGTAAAAGTACATGAAACTAACAAGTATTGAGTTACATCCTGCTAATTCTTCCGACATTACGATTCTTAGCTTCCGGGACCCTTCAGCCTCAAACGCATATAATGTGAAAACAATCACCGGTTTAGATGCCGATGAAATTTCACGTAAATTTTCTGGGGGTTCCGGAAGCGCTTCTAACTTTGCTAATCTTGCTATGCAAAGGAGAGACGTAGCTATTCTACTTGGGCTTAATCCAGATTATAACACAAATGAATCATATTCAGATCTTAGAGATTCTCTTTATAGATCGATTAACTCGTCTAGAACCGGCGTTATTCAGATTCAGTTTAAGAATGGATCAGACATTGTTGCTGTTTTAGAAGGATTTGTTTCGAAATTCGAAGCGCCCCAGTTTGAAAAAATGCAAGAAGTAACTATAACGATTACGTGTAATGAAGCAATGTTGAAAGCCCCAGAGGCAGTTTCGTTAGATGTTGAAGATCTAGACCCAGACCTTATTGTTATCACAGACAGTTTATCTACTGCGCCGCACGGTTTTATCATAGTGGCAAATCTATTAGATGATATGGCCTCGTTTAGCATTACAGATCCTGATGACGATTCATGGAGTTTTGAAATTACATCTGGATATTTATTTGAAGGATCAACTCTTTATCTTTCTAGTGAGTTTAATAATAAATACGTGTATGCAGATTTTGATTTAGATACAAATCATCTTGCTGACGGCATTATGCCCGGTTCTAGTTGGCCAATTATTTTTCCTGGTGGTAATTCATTTTCGTTTAGTACACCCACTGATTTTGAAATTGTTTCAATTACTTATTATCCAACATATTGGGGTGTGTAAATTGGATATTTTCAAATTTCCAAACGCCTTAGCTGGTTCTTATTCCGGGGGAGAGTTGATCGACGGTTTTAAAAGTAAAACTTGGGTAGAACGATATCGTGAAGCTGGTGAATTCACTCTTGTTGCTGATAAAAATATTTCAGCTATGAGAAGTAAACTTCCTATTGGCTCTGTTATTTCGCATACAGATACTGGTGAAGTTATGATTGTTGAAACTCATTCAATTTCTGAAAGTGAAGATAACTGGCCGGAATTAATTATTACTGGAAGCAGTTTTGAAACGATTTTAGATAACAGAATTGTAGGAAGTAATAAAACGTTTCCTAGTACTACTCCCGAAGTTGATTATGCTTTGAGTTCGGCTGAAGTATGGGATCAAATTGTTTTAATGGTTCAAGATCATATTTTAGCAGCTAACCTAATTGACGATGATAACGCGTTTTTAAACGTTAGTGTTATGAATGACGTTTCGATTAGCGGAGATTCTATTGCTCGGCAGATTAAAAAAGGTTCTTTATATTCACGAGTAATAGAGCTCTTAGAAACAGAAGATTTAGGTATTAAAGTTATTCGGCCTGGACCTTGGTCTCCTTTAGGTGGCGGAAGCGATGATATTGCTCTTGTCGTTCATAAAGGAGATGATCGAAGTGCTAGTGTTATATTCTCTTATGATTTTGGTCAAATTAAAAATGCCGATTATCTTTGGACCAACCTAAATCATAAAAACGCCGCGCTTGTAAGTGGTAAATGGGCAGAAACATTTGTTAGTGAACCGCATTACGCACATGTTATGGGCGTTGGTTTTGTATACGAAGATTCAGATCATTATGGTCGTCGTGTTATGTTTGTAGACGCTTCTGATATTGATAGTTCATATACAACAGCTCCAACTGGTGGAACGTTAACTGCGGTTCTTGCAGCAATGGAGCAACGCGGTAAAGACGCTATTGCCGCACAAAAAGACATTGTTTTAACTAAAGCAGAGTCGACAAACACAGGTAATGATCCATGGTATCGTTCGGGATACGACACTGGAACGATTGCATATGCAAATTATTACTATCTTGGCGACATGGTCACTGTTGTTGGAAACTACGACGAAGCAGCACTTATGTGTGTATGTGAACACGTAACGATTGAAGATGAAAACGGACAAACAAGTCATCCTACTTTTGGATTAGCACAGTAAGGGAGATAATGCTTATTTTTAGTGAAAAGACGTACAATTTTGGTAAGAGACTTGTTCAGGTGATCCTGCCTGCTTTCTCGGCCTTATACTTCGCGCTTGCATCAACCTGGGATCTTCCAAACGCAGACAAAGTTATTGCTACAAACGCAGCTATCACAACCTTTCTTGGTATCTGCTTAGGTATCAGTAGTAACACGTTTAATAAAATGAACATGTCTGCTGGAAAGATCGTTGTTGTCAATGATGAAGAGGGTAAAAAGACGTACTCTCTTGAGCTCGACGGTGATCCTAGACAAATGGAATTAAAGGACACCGTGACCTTCAAGGTTGAGAAAACGTAAATCGCAAATTAAACATTGCCTGTAATGAGAACTACAGAAAGGAAGGCAATGCTGAGAGACCTCTTCGGTAAAGAAGAGAACCAAGCCCTAACCGCGCTGATTGATGATGTCATCTATCAGATGAACATGGTCGGAGTAGATTCACCCGAATACCCAGAGTTGCTGGGACACTTGGAACGCTTGAACGAGCTGAAGACAAAGAACCGTCGACAGCCGCTCGACCGTAACACGGTTGTCCTGTGCCTCTGCAACCTCGGGGGAATCCTCGTGATTGTGGCATACGAACAGAAGCACATCTTCGCGTCAAAGGCCTCGGCTCTACTCTTGCGCCTGAGATAACGAAGTAACCAACCAGATGTAGCGACAGCACAGAAGTTGTGTGGAACACCCAAAATGGGAGTGTTTTACACAGCTTCTGTGTTTTTCGCTTATCTATAAACTATTTCCGTTAAATTTACAATGATTATCGTTTTTTGCTCAGAAAAAAGCCCCGGGGAAAAATTACCCCCAAGTTTTGCTT